ACTGGACCGACGAAGCCCTCTACAAGCACTTCGGGCTCACGAAGGCTGAGATCGCTTACGTGGAGTCAAGAATATGAAGTTCGATGTTATCGTTGGTAACCCGCCGTATCAGGATACGTATGGCTCATCCAATAAGTTGTGGAAGAACATTACCAAGCTGTGCTACACGTTGAGTGCCCCCGGTGGATACATCGCGCTTGTTACCCCTCCGTCTTGGCTGTCTCCTGGCTCAATGTTCAAGCTGATGACCGCGCATGACATCAAGTGGGTGGACTTGACTATCGGTAAGCACTTCGCTGGTGTCGGAAGCGCATTCTCCGCATGGGTTGTGAAGAATGCGGCATCGAAGGGCACTGCGCAGTTTATTACAGAGAGTGGAGCGGAAACGATTGACTGGCAGGGGATGTCTTTCCTTCCTGCGGTCGTGAATGCTACGAGCATGAGCCTGACGCGGAAGTTCTTTTTTGGTGATGGTCCGCGGTTCGCGATGAAGCGCCGTGACGATTTTGATACTCGGGGCGGGCATATGTCGCAGGATAAGACAACCAAGTATAACAAAATCGTGTTTCATCATAATGATGACCCTTGGTATACCAATACCGTAGACGATGCGGATTATAACACTCCCAAAGTTCTCGCTTCATTGTGTGGCGAACAGCGTTGGATTTATCTGCCCGCAGCGGTATCTTCACAGCACGGAGTCTATGTAACTGTATCTAATGCAGCAGAAGGCAAGCGTGTTGTCAAGGTGTTGTCGTCCAAACTTTACCGTGCCATGCTACAAATTTGCAAGTATAGCGGGTGGGGTCTGTTCCGTGTGATCATGATGCTTCCCGCCGTGGACCGTTCAATCGACTGGACTGACGAAGCCCTCTACAAGCACTTCGGGCTCACGAAGGCTGAGATCGCTTACGTGGAGGCGAACGCCAAGTGACGATCACACGCACTCAGGAGCGGATTGACAAGACGGGGGAAGTCTTTACCCCCGCTGAACTGGTCAACCAGATGCTCGACCGGCTCCCTGCGGAACTGTGGACGGACCCGACCAAGACCTTTCTTGACAACTCCTGTGGAGATGGGAACTTCCTGGTCGAGGTCGTCCGACGCAAGATTGCCGCTGGCAGCACCCCGACACAAGCACTTGAAACGACTTACGGGGTCGAACTCATGGCAGACAACGCGACACTCTGCCGCCAGCGGCTTTTGAAAGTGGCCGGAAACACGAAAGCGCACCGTGTTATCGTGGAGCATAACATCGCGTGTGCCGATGCACTCACATTTGATTACTGGGCCCCCACACTTCCGCTTGACGACTAGTGGATTCTATGCTACACTACCTTCATCTTTAACCTTGAAAGGAACATCATGGCTATGAAACGTGAATACCTCCCTGCTGCGCGGTTCGACAAGACGCGCAAGGGCTATGTGACTGGTGGCCCGAACACCCGCAACTTTGTCGCCGCGGACCCAGCGGAACTGCTCCGTTTGGCGGAAGCATGTCTCGTCACGGCGCGTCGGCTTGCGGCTGGACAGATCAAGTCCGTGCGGCTCTACACTCCCGTTTATGAGCGGAAGAGTGGGCCGGCTGCGGGCTATGTGTCGCTGTCCTATGTGCCGACGATGACGCCCGGTGAGAAGCGGCACGTGCCGTTCGCACCTGCGAAGACACTTGACATCTAAAATAACTCTATGCTATACTTGATCATGCTTGAGTGAGGCCGCAATATCACGCGGCAATACTTTCAATACACTAATACGGAGAATACGAATGTCAAGTAACTTTTCCTCACTGCGGTCCGCCCGCAAAACTCTCCTCTCCAAGCTCGCGGAAGAAGTCAAGAAAGAACAGGCAAAGGGTGGTGGCGTCGATGAGCGTTTCTGGAAGCTCACTGTCGATGCCAAGACCAAGATTGGATACGCGCGTATTCGATTTCTGCCGGCTCCGAAGGACGAAGAGATTCCGTGGGCGCGACTGTTCTCACATGGGTTCACTGGCAACAGCGGGTCGTGGTTCATCGAGAACTGCCCGACTACGCTGTCCCGCAAGTGTCCCGTGTGCGTGGATAACACGAAGCTCTGGAATTCCGGAGTGGAAGCTGACAAGGACGTGGTGCGAAAGCGCAAGCGGAAGCTCCAGTTCATCAGCAACATTCTGGTGCTGGAAGATTCCTCACATCCAGAAAACAACGGCAAGGTGTTCCTGTTCAAGTATGGAGCGAAGATCCATGCGAAGATCATGGAGTTGATTGAGCCGGAGTTTCCCGACGCAACGCCCGCCAATCCGTTTGACCTGTGGGAGGGCTGCAATTTCAAGCTCAAGTCCCAGGCGGTTGCGGGATACCAGAACTACGACAAGTCCTCGTTTGAGGAGCCGTCGGAGTTATTCCCCGGAGACGATGCTAAGAAGGAAGAAATCTGGGCATCGGAAAAGCCTCTGTTGGAGTTCGTCGCCGAGTCGCAGTTCAAGAACTATGACGAGTTGGCAGACCGGTTCATGAAGTCTATGACTGGTGAGCCGGACGGACCTCGGACCGCGGCGGACGCGGTCAAGCAATCTCAGCCGACGCTTGAGGATGCTCATGAAGCAGCCGCCGAGGTGGAGAAGAAGGAGCGAAAGCTCCCTCCACGGGCAGCAAAGACGCCGGCGAGGCCGAAGGTGGAAACGCCTCCGGCAGACGATGACGACGACAGCGACATCAAGGCGTTCTTCGAAAAGATGGGTGACGACTAGAACGCTGTAGGACGGGTTAGGACGGGGCTGGGTCTGTAATGGACTCAGCCCCGTTTGTGCTTCTAGGACCTCACCAGCGTCAAGCCAGACGCTTATGCGATAGCGTTAATGCCCTGCACCGCCCGGAGAGAATCGTTGTCGTTCTTTGGACGGATTGCCGGTGGGATGACGGTCGGTTGTGCCGCTGCCGGTGTGTTGTAGACGTTCGTAATGACGGGAGCGTTGACACTGCCGCTTGACCCCGCACCTGCTCTTGCCGCGGCAGTCGCAGCGACGACAGGTGATGCCGCTCTCGTGCCTGTGGGTACGGATGCTTGAGCCGCAACCATGCTCGCTGTAGATGCCAGTCCGGCTGAAGCAACGACAGGAGTCTTCGCTCGTGCTGTCAGGGGCCCTCCAGCGAATTGGTTGTATTCACCAAGCCGCCGAGCTACCAATCCCTCGTCTCGCACACCTTTAACTGTTGCAGTGCGCGTGAAGTCGTTCGGAGTCAGTGCTTCTCCCCGTGCGAGTTTCTTCGCCGCACGTCGGGCAGTCGCGGGAGAATTGTAGGCGGTAGACACTAGCGCGTCAAACTGTTCCTGAGAAACGGCTGTGGACCCGAGTGCGTTCCGGACAACGGGTTCATATTCCGTCTTGACTTGCTTCCGGAACTCCGTAACAGCTTCTTCAGGAGAGAGCTTCATACCCTCCCGCACAGGCGCGCCGTTGATGCGTGTGGTGCCGTAACCAATCGTCCAGACACCTGCACTGTCCTTATAGGCAACCGCGTTTCCTTGCTTATCCTTCGGAATCCCTTCCCGTTGCTTGAGCAAGCGAAACCCTTCTTCAGACATCGCCATTTGTCCCGTTGATGTTGGAGGTGCTTTCTGGACCTTGGACGCTTTCTTTGCGGGTGTTGTGGGAGCAACACGAGCCGCTGGTGCAGGTGTCGGAGGTGTCGGAGGTGTCGGAGGTGTCGGAGGTGTTGGAGGTGGCGGTGGGAGCGTGGGAGCAACACGAGCCGCTGGTGCAGGTGTCGGAGGTGTCGGAGGTGTTGGAGGTGGCGGTGGGAGCGTGGGAGCAACACGAGCCGCTGGTGCAGGTGTCGGAGGTGTCGGAGGGAGCGTGGGAGCAAGTGTCGGACCTTCGGGAATCGGAAGAGGCTTGGACTCCAATGGTATGGATGTTGGGGACGCAAGTTCTCGGGCTGCATCCGTTGCGGGGTCGAGGACAATCATTTCCCCGGAATCAATCTTCTGTTGACGCTCTGCCTTAGCAGTTGCGCCCTGTTCTGCCTTTGCTTTTCGTTCTTCTGCTTCCTTGATGTAGTTCCGGTCCTTATGGATGTTCGCGAGACGTTCCGTTTCCTTTTCCTGTTTGGTGGCCTCTCCGAACCCACCCATTCCTGTTTTCTTTCCGAACCATTCCGCGACTTTCTGGACGTAGTTGGACGCACCCGTCCACTTGTCGATCATCTTCCCGATTTCCCACCCCGCGAACGCGGCACCGACGACGAGCGATCCCTTACCCAGCAATTTGAGTGCGGGTTTGAGTGTTTTGAGCGTTTTGGTGAGACCACTTGAACCGCTGAACATCTCGGTGAGTCCACCAAACGTATTCTTTACCGCGTCGAACTTGTTCTTCAGCCCCGTCTTTTTGGCCACTTTTTCAATAAGAGATGCTTTCATCTCTGTCTTTTTCTCAGCACTTTCTGCTGACCGTTCTTTCTTCTCTGTCTTTTTCTCAGCACTTTCTGCTGACCGTTCACTAGCCTGTTCTGTTTGCTTCGCTTTGTCCGCGGCATCCTCTTGTGCCTGGGCGAGCTTGGTGACTTCCTTGAGAATACCCTTATCTGTCGTGAGAATCTGGGCGAGCGTTCGATGCACATGTGACGCGCCTGCGGCCGAATGCCCCGCGCCCCCGAGTTCTCCGACGCTCCCCCGGCTCCCGAGTCCACCGAGGAGGTTCGCTCCACGACTGCGGCTGCGACCAGTACCTGGTTCACCAGCATCCGGGCTGTCTTCAGGCTGGAGTGCTTCGGCAGTGTCTGCTCGCGCTTCTAGAAGCTGTTTCTTGCGGGCGGCGGCAATTTCACCAAATCGCTGGTTAAGTTGTTGTCCGATGATCCGCTTGATCATACTCGGACTGTTCCGGAAATCGTCAATGATGCCCTGCTTGATGCTCTCGACCTTTTGCCGAGCGACGTTCTTCAGGACTTGCTTGATACGTGTCTGGAAATTCGTCTGTTTTTCTACGAACGACTGGAGAAGGGTGAGGGCCCGCTTTGCCTTGCGCTTGTCGGCGTTGGTGAGTGTCTTGACCTCGTCAACATTGGCGAGCGTTTCCTTGATGAGTGGGAGTGTTGAGCGGAGTCCAACGAGGCTATCAATGTTACTCTCCAACACACCCATGATGGGTGAGAGAAACGCACCAACACGTCTCCCGAATCGTCCAGTGACGACCTGGAGTTCCGCAAACTCCCGCCCCGTTTCGTCTTTACCAAAGCCCTCGGCTTCCGCGCGGGCGCGCATTGCGTCCCGTTTTGCGTCACCTGTCTTAGGATTGATGAGGTCGTCAATTGCCATATGGCGCTCTCTTTAGCTCGTTCTCTCGTTGTTTCCGTTGCTCTTCCTCTAGCCACTGTCGGAGCAACATGATGTAGATGTCTCGTTCAAACGGCATCATGTTCTCCATCTCGGTGATGCTCCACCCATGATGCTTCATCAGCACAAAATTCATTCTGTAGAAGTTCGATAACGTGTCGTGACGACACGCTAGTCGAAAAAATCCAGTAGTTCTGATAGCACGATGTCCTCGGTGTATCCGCATTTGGAGCACTTGAAATGGATCGTGTGTGACAGATGCGGTAGTGTATCAAAGAATGCTCGGAACCTGCTCACCTGACCAAGGGATAGTGATTCAACGAATGCTACCACTTCTTCTGGCTTGGCGTCCTTGGTCTCATGCACATTTCCGTCAGTGTCGTAGATGCTCTCGATGCAGTCCGCGATCATCGTGACCGCGTCCGTTTCTCCGGACTCTTTGAACACCTGGATGTGCTTGTTGGTCGGATAGCGCATGACGCATCCGATCTTGTCTGTGACCATCACCTTGCGTGTGTGACCCTCGGGAACGACGACCTTGATTGTGTCGAGGTCGACTTTGATGTTCTCCATGTTGTGGCAGACCTTGTCGTCACCCTCAAGCGGAAGCTGTCCCGGCGGGACATTCTTACACTCATAACGGAGTTCCACGATGTTGTTCACGGACTTCGCACGAAGGTTCAGGAACAGAAGTTCCAGGTCAAACGACGGAAGTGTGTCCGGGTCAATCGCACCAAACGTGCAGACGCGGACGATCTCTTTCATAGCAGCCTCAACCTCCGCCTCGTCTCCACCCTCTTGTGCCATGAGGAGGAGCTTTTCTTCCTTGACGAGATATGGACGATACTTGACGGGATGCTTGATGCTCTGAAGCTTCAACTCATACGTCGGGGTAACCACTGTTGGAATGCTCATTGTTCACCTTATCCTATTCTGACTCTGCCTTTCGTGACATCGTAAATGATATCCGATGCCATTCCCGTAAGAATGCCGCCAATCATGCTGCGGGATGGACGGAACATCGGGTTCTGGAATTCACCCGGGTGTCCATAAGAACCCGGGTAGCTCATCTGATTGTTCTGGAACGGACCACTACCGAATCCTCTTCCTTGAAGCACCTCTTCGTCCATGAACCAAGCCGCTCGCGTCTTTGTGTCCGAGAGGGGCACAACGCGCCACACACTGAACGTGAATCCGACGGTCAGCCGTGCGAGTTCGTTCTCTTCGCGCCAGGTGACAGGAGTGGATTGGATGACGCGGGGATAAGCACGCTCGAATGAATAGAGGAGTGTCGGTGTGTTGAGACGGTCAAATACCGCGATTTCGATTTCTCCGTAGTATCCATTGTCGGAACTGGTACCAGAGAACGTGAAGTCTCGCGACGAGTCGTACCCTGTGCTCATGTCCTGAATGAGGTTCTGCCACGCATGAAAGACGCGGGGAACCGGGTTGTCCATTTGTCCAGCCGAACGACCATCGCTCGATTGGACGACGATGAGCGGAGTATTGAACGTGCAATCGAGTGTCGTGAACTCGGAGTGAATCGGGAACTGTTCGGTCAGTCCATACTGCGTCATCTGCGTTTCTGCAAACGCTCGGTCAGGAAGGTTCGTGGACTCGCAGAGGATGCCCCGATTCAACCACTCAACCGCTTTCTTGTCGGAGAGCGTGAACCCGGATTCTAATAGTTCCCTAGGGAGTTGAATCCGACACGCGAAACGGTTGTTGAATTGGAATCCCGCTTCGAATTCGTTAATGAACTTGTTGAGGCTCTTCATTAGAACTTCCGTTTTGACTCTGCCCAGACATCCGTAACTGGCGCTTTCCTGTAAAGCTCCACGGGGAGCCATAACGCCACGTCCCATTCCGTCTCTCCTACCTGGAGCAACGGCGACCGCAACTGCTTGAAGAGGTACCGCTTGTAACACGGACGGAACTGCTTATACTTAGTCGTCTGAGAAAGGATTCGGTAGGAGAATGGCAACTGGACTCGCAGGGGGTCTGGGTCCCGCCGACGGGACTCGTAGAGGTTGTCGAACAGCCAAGCCCGCCAATAGTAGTCCAGATAATGAAAGTTCAATCCCGTGAACGAATCCCCCCGTTTGTCCGTGACGAGCACAAGGGGAAATCGGTCGTAGTAAGGGAGGGTCTTGACGTTCTCGGGCTCATACAGGAAGAAATAAAGATGCCCCGGAATGATATGCGACGGGGAGACGTATCGCTTGGCGATGGGTTCCCGCTGGAGTTCCGCAAACGTGATAGTGCCTAGAGAACGTTGCCAACGCATCAAATCTGTCTGGAATGTCTTGAACCAGAAGAGAGCCCGCTTCTCCATTGGTTTGAATGCCGGACTCCCCATGATGCGGGCCCGAATGGACTCAAACATGTTCTGTGCTGGCATTACTTGAAGGTCCCCTCTATCTCTTGCTCCGTGAGGATGAGGAACGTCACACCTTTACTCCGGCACCACTTTTCGGCAGCGTCCCATTTCGCTCGGTTGACGGCAAAGTTCGTTGCTTCCTTGAGGAACCGTTTCTCTTGCGCTCGCGTCTTCGGCTGTGCTGGTGGCCGTGTGTGCTTCATGGGCTTGACTTCTATCAGGAACGTGCGCGTTCCCCCGTCCGATGAGCGTACCTTGATGAGGAAGTCCGGGTAGTAGAGATGATAATTTCCGTCGTCCGGACGCACATAGGGAATCTTGATTTCCTCGCTTGACCACGAAAGCACACCGCTGTTCTGGTCAAAGTAGCGCATGAGCCTCCACTCCAGTCCAGACCGGTAGATGATGTTGCCCGCGTCCCCTACATACTTTTGAGGGTTTTGCGGGTGAAAGAATCCCTGGTTATACTTCATCGAGATATTTAGGCGGCTCCGGAGAACCCTGCTAAATACTTACCGAGGTTACACCTACATGGCAGACACAGTTCTACGCTATCCCGGCGATGTTGCCAACTTCAACAAGTGGCTCCGCTTTGACGTGCGGAAAGGTCGTCACGTCGGCCGCGCCGGCGCTGGTGAGGGTGCGGGAAAGGATGAAGTCGTGATGGCGGCTGCGCTCTATCTCCCGACGAGCGCACTTCGTTCGCAGATGTCAGTGACCTACGACACGACCGAGTTCTCTGGTATGATGATGGAGATGGCCGCGCAGACCATCGAGAAGATCGCGTCCATGAATACGGGGCAGAACATCATGGAGCAAGCGAAGGCTGTCGGGGACACCGCGCTCGGAACACTCGGACAGTTTACCAAAGACGTGGATGCGGGCACAATGGGTGAGTTCGTCAAGAGGGCAGCCGCATCAGGACTCGTCGGGAAGTTTGGTACACAGATTGAAGCCGGCCCGGGGCAGAAAGTCAATCCCCGCACGGATATCTTGTTTTCCACACAGCAGTTTCGGGAATGGACATTTGAATACATCATGATCCCGCGCACGTATGACGAGGCGGTCGCCATCGGAAAGATCGTCAACATGTTCCGGTTCTACATGCTCCCTGTATATCTTAACGCAGACGCAAAGCTCGGCCCCAAAGCTGCCTACATGATGGGCTATCCCTATGAGTGGACTATCAACTTGTTTGGGAGTGATGCGTATGGTCCATTCCAGTTGGAAACCAATACGGCGGCTGGTGGCAACGTTGAGCCCCCGCAGTTTGACGCTCTCCGGAACGCGAATCGTATCGGACGTTGTGTGTTGAAAAACCTCACTGTTGACCAGGCGGCTGGTGGGAAGGTCGCGTTTGTCAGTAAGAAGGGTCCGAAAGAACTGTTCCCATTGGTTACGTCAATGACGTTGGACTTTCAGGAAGTCATGCTGTTGGGTCGCGACCAGCGTTACATGGTGGGTGCGGACGATAAGGCGCAGTTCCCTGATCCACGAGCGGAATAAGACATGAACTACTTCAAATACTTCCCGCGTGTTCCATATCGGTATACCGGCAACAACTCCAACTGGTCGGTGAACCTGACCAACATTACGTGTCACGCGATCCTCTTGGAGAAGGTTAAGCAACAGGTGACCGCATTTCATCCGTATGTGGTGCAGGATGGAGAGCGTCCGGACACGGTCGCAACGAAGGTGTATGGTGGACCGGAGTTCACTTGGATTGTGCTTGTCGTGAACAACATTCTTACGTTGTTTGATTGGCCTCTGACAGAGTATGAGTTCAATCGTTATATCAACAGCAAGTATGGGTCCCAGGCAGCCGCAACAGCGATCACTTACTATTTGACGGTTGATGGTCGGTATGTGGATGCGACGACGTATGCGCTCCTTCCCCTTGAACGGAAAGGAAGCACGCGAACTGCATGGGAGGACGAGGTCTTTAAGAACGAAGCAAAGCGCGCCATTCGCGTTGTGCCCCGGCAGTTTGCTCCGCTCCTGCAGGCGGAACTTGAGCAGGCGTTTAGCTAATGGCTATCATCCACACTGAACCGCGTCAGGTCCGGATCACCGGATGTTCCATCTACTCTCCGGGGTTAGAAAAGCGCGTCAAGAACGGAGAGCAAGGTGTAGATGTGTCGTCGTTCCTTCAGCAGGTGGACATCTATGAGAGCATCTTCGACAACACAATCAGCGGGAGTATTGTGTTGCTGGAAAATATCGGTCTGATTGAACTGATTCCCATTATTGGTGTTGAGTATCTGTGGTTTTCGTTTGAGACGGAGGACGACAAGGGTGAGGTGCGAAAGTTCGCTCGCCAGTTCCGCGTCGTCAAGGTGCGGGACGTGTCGTATCCCCGACACGATTATCGTCTATTCTCACTAGACCTTTTGACGCAAGAGTTCGTAGCTAGTATTTCACAACGCATCTCCCGCCAATATGAGAAAAAGACCGTCAAAGAGGCAGTGCAGGATATCCTGAAGAAGGATCTCTTGGTCGACAAACCCAAGATGCTAGAGGACACGAACGGAAAGATCACTGTTACGATCCCCAACTATACTCCGCTCCAAGCAATCAACTTCCTGTCGCTGCTCGGGCAAACGAAGGACAAGAAGGAATCAAACTTCGTGTTCTTTGAAACGCTGGAGGGGTTCCATTTTACTAGCATCTCCAAACTCATCAAGGACGGAAAGAAGGCCGCCGGCAATATAACGTTCATGATTGACCCGGGGAACATTACTGGCGTAGACAAGAGCGATGACGAGACGGTGCGGAACGGAGTGTCCCGTATCTATCAAGAACAGACCGCAGACGTGCTCGTGGACATCGCCGGGGGAATGCTTCGAAGTCAGATGATTCACTTTGATTTCCTTGCCCGTAAGATTGAGCACACTGAAGATTCCCGATACACAGAGACGTTCAAGAAAACGGAACACCTAGGTGAAGAACCCGTGTATCCACCGAACTTTGACCACGGTCTCAAGAAGAACGTCCGGACATTCACGGTGCCAACCAACGTGTGGTCCGTCAAGGGTACGTGGATGAAGAAGACGGACCCCGACACTCCAGAGCAAAGGCTCCATGAAGCGATTGTGCTCCACAATCGACAGATGCGGGAGATTACGCACATCCAGACGCTTATTGAGTTGCCTGGACATCCGGACATTCATGCGGGGTCGGTGATGAACATCCAGTATCCATCAACGCGCCCCATGCAGGATGCTACGTTGTCCATCACGGATTCGTTTCCACAAAAGGAAACACCCCTGTTCACGGGCCCGCATTTGGTGACTTCTGTGCGGCATAAAATGTCGCCAGTCGGGGGCGGACAGTTTGATTACCAAATGCACTTGAAAGTGTGTTCGGACTCGCACCGCACGAAGGCGTTGTCGTTCGCGGAAGGTGAACTCTATGAATAACGACCCGCAGTCCTTTCACGTCGGGATGGACGGATTTTATTGGTTCATTGGGGTCGTGGAATCTCTAGAGGACCCCATGAAGGTGGGACGCTGCAAGGTTCGCATCATCGGTTGGCATGATGCAGACAAAGCTAAGTTGTCCACAAACGAGCTTCCGTGGTCGTATCCTGTGCTCCCGATTACGCAAGCGACTGTGATGCCTAACTACAAAAACGGGGACTGGGTTGTTGGGTTCTTCCTTGACGGACGACTCGGGCAGCAGCCCATGCTGTTTGGTGTGCTTCCTGCCGCACCAACTGCGTCGGGACTTCTCGGAAACCTTGTAAAGAAGGTCGCCAAGAACGCGGTGCTTTCCGCATTCGGTGTTCCGCCCGGCGTCATCCCAGGTACGTAAGCCATGCCAAATTTTGGATTCTTTGACGCTCGCACTGACGCCGAATTGTTGTTGGCACCCCATGTGCCACTCAAGCGCATCAATATCGATATTAGCTCCCTCAAGTTAGACATCGGGGGACTTGCGCCCCTTCCGGGTGCGATCAGCGGAATGAGCGGGATCACGGGCGCGATTCGCGGAGCCTTCACATCCGCGACGATTGCGAAGTCCGTTACGTCGTCGTTTGCGAGCGCCCTGAACATTGCCTATTCCGACTACCAAAAGGGATTCAACATCGCTGCGTCTGTTGACCCGATGTTCCTGAAGAATTCCGGTGTGTCGGTCAGTATTCCGGGGCTAGGAGTCGCGGCCAGCGCCGCCGGTGTGGACATCGCAGCACAGATTCCGGGGGCGCAGCAGTTCGTTCAGTTCTCCGCACTTCGTCCTGGTCAGGTACCCGGGCTCGCGCAAGCAGCGGCTGTGCGAGAACGCATGAGTCAGGTGCAGGGGCTCGCGTCTCGGTTCTCTAGTTTGGGTAACGCTCCCGTGGGGAGTGGTGTGCAGATTATGGAGAACATGGCACGGTCTGTGTATCCGCACACAGACCAGTTGAATATCCCATCGTTTGCTCGACTCGCCACTGGTGGCGTGGTCGCGATGGGAGAGAACATCCTGAAAGACAAGCGGAAGTTTGTTGTGCGCGGGGTCAAGGTCGCGACTGGTAAACCTGGATTCTGGTCCCGTCTCAAGACGCTAGCCCAGAATTTAGTTGCGCCTACGATTTCTGGAGCCGTTGGCCAGATGTTCACCGACTCTTTCAATTCAGGAGGTTGGAGCGAACCGGCACCACCATACAAGGCGCAATATCCCTTCAACAAGGCGCAACAAACGGAGGCGGGGCACATCTTTGAGCTAGACGACACACCTGGTGCGGAACGTATCCACATCTTCCACCGTTCGGGATCATTCATCGAGTTCCACCCGAATGGCACTGTTGTCTACAAGAGCATGAAGGACAACTATCAGTTGACGATGAAGGACCAGAATGTCAAGGTGTCCGGTAAGTGCAACATCTATGTTGGGGGCAATACGACGCTCTACAGCAAGGGTAACATTGATATCGAGACGAAGGGTGAGTTTAACGTCCATTGCAAGAAGGACTTCAACGTGTTCGCGAAGAACATCAACATGCGAGCAAAGCAGACCTTCAAGGCGGATGGCATTCTCATCAACCTTCGTTACATCAATCTCCCCTACCAAATTATCCCTGTGTGGGGCGCGCTGGTCCCGATGGTCAACCTCGCTGCGTATCGTATGGACTTCCCCACGGGCACGTTTGACCAGGTTGTGCAGGAATCGCTCAAGGGACCACTTGACGAAGGAATGCTCCCGCCACTTCTCAAGTTCCAGTCGGACGAGGAAGCGCTGTCGGGAGCAGGTGAACCAACGCAACTACCAGAGACATCGCTCTCCAACCCCGCGGTTTATGCGGTCAAGACGGCTGCTGCAAGCGCGTATCGTGCGCGTTTGTTTGATACACCAGAAGAAACAGAGAACTTCGAGATGTATTCCGCGCACATGGATTTGCAGGGTAAGTTAGATGGAGTAACAAGTGATACGCGAGCCCTGGGTGGAAAGCTCACCAATGTCGTGACGGAATCCGCGTCAGAACAGCCACCACGCGTGGAGTTCTTGGACTACTCACAGTTTGCGGGAAAGTTCAACTATACTGCCACACAGACACTCGGGGATACGTCATTCACGTTTGCGGATCTCGTGGATACGGAGCACGCTTCCGACATCGTATCCGTTAAGAAGACGCCACTGGATGCAGCAGTGGAACTTGGACGGGACGAAGGACAGGCGGGCCCACTCACCGCAAACAATACACCGCTCACAGTGCAGGGTGTGCTCGGAAGTGGTGGTGTGAGCGGGGGTCTCCCGACACAAGCAATTGGAGTGGGATACGAAGTGAGATCAAAGACAATTCCGGAAAGTGGAATGTTACCATGGCCATCCTAAACCCTAATACCGGACGAGTTGTGCAGGGAGCAGCCCGCTCCTCTTGCGTTGTTGATGGAAATATCACGGTCGCGGGTTATGGTGGTCTCGCAAAGTGGTTAGACGATGACACCGTGATCTATGTGACGGGGAACGTGCTAGACCCACTGGACCCCAACGAAGTGCGTGTAGAGTCTACCAATCTGGTTACCGGTAAGAAAGAAGTGCTCGCCAATCATGGTGCCGGCGTTCTTGAAGCTGGTGGTAGTCGGTGGTGCGGATGGCTTGGGGACGGCATAACAGGCTTGTTCGGTGACATTGCCGACAGTTATGCCGGACTCCGGGGAGTTGGAAGCGACGGCACGATTGCCATTACGCCGGTATATTCAGACGGACTCGGATGTCGTCTCTACGCGACGGACGGACGAATTACAGACGGTCCTAGAGAGGCTATGGCGGGTTTTAGGGTGCTCGGACCCACGTCCGCGATGTGGACGGTGGACGGAGAGATCAGGGCTCTCAACGCTCGTGTACCCGTTGGCCAAGTCGGAAAAGTTCACCGTCCCAAGCGTGTCGTCATCAAGGAAGAAGAGTGGATTGTCTATGAATGCGGCATCGGCATCGTCGCACATCCTTACGACTCGTTACTTGGTTATCGTTTGAATGCCGTCGGGCAAGTGTTCTACATGGACGCGATTGCCTGGCAGAATAAGATACGCATCGCGTATGCCACGGATGAGTTTGACAGCCCAGCGGGACTCATCATTACGGAGATTGACGTAACCGCGCCCCGACTCCAGCTTCCGAACGTTGGGTCTGGTGGGAACTTTAAGAACATTGCGGACGTTGAGAAGCGCGTGTTCCTCACGGGAGGGTCCACCGCGGCGGCCGCGCCCCTCAATCCCAAGTCCGTTATTACCGCACAGAACGGGCTCCTCGAAGACGAGATTGCGTATCGCTTGACGTTGCTTGCGACGAACATTCTTGAGCCCCTGAAGGCGCAGTATCCGCATATTCTTATCAAGAGTGGATTTCGGCAAGGAAACTCTGGCGTCGGACAGCATGAGCTTGGTGAGGCGGTGGATATCCAAATCAAGAACCAGGACGATGCGCTTCTGTATGAATGCGCGTCGTGGATGCGGGACAACCTCGCGTTTGACCAACTCATTCTGAACTACACGAAGGCGGGCGACGGAAAGCCGTGGATTCACGTATCGTTCTCGCCCACGTCCCTGCGCGGAGAAGTGCTCACGAAGGACTACGCGGATCAGTTCCACGAAGGACTCGGGATGATTGAGGACTACACGGGGGAAGAGGCCGCGGCAATCAATCGTGCTCGGTCCGAGGTGGACAAGATGATTTTGGATAGCATGACAGCTATTCAGGCGCGGGACTCTCGCGGGAGCAAACAGACGATTGTAACAGATGAAGTGACGGACATGACCTCGGAGGTCGTTGTCAATAAGCCCAGACCAGAGTATGTGGATGTGATTCAGCGTATTGCTGATGTTATGAACCCCTACATTCAGGGGTTGACAGACGAGGAAAAAGCGTTTCAGATTCTCATTCGCGTGGTGTGGCAACTCCGGGGAGAGGGCGTTGGACTCACGGTGACGCCGGTTAACTCGCGGGGCGTGCAGCTTGCGGACGACCAAGAGGATTTCTTCATCAACTACCGGGGTGAACGGGGGAACGCCGGGGGCTGGCCAGGATTCAATGCCGGGGGCTACAACCTATCCGGTCAATGGGTAGGCTATTCCAACGGACTCCTTTACCAGATTCTTGGCCCCCGTGGAGTGTTTGTTCCGCAGTGGACGCCGGCGCCCCGCACAGCCAATTCGTCAAACATCGTGACAACCTCCCGCTGGAAGGCGCCAATTGACCCTGGAGATGAGTTTACGACCGAATGGCGGTCCATTACGATAGATCCTACGAAGACGAGCTAAATACTAGTATGGCAGATGTTGTCTTTCAGAACGTTCGGGAGTATAAGGACATCTCGTTGTCGATGGCGATGAACCCCGTCACCAACGACATCGTGGCGCTAACGGGTGCGGCCGCGGTTATCCGTGCTATCAAGGTGCTTCTGTCTACGCACGCTGGAGAAGTGCCGTTTTTCCCATCGTTCGCGACCAGCCTCAAGCGACTTCTTTTTGAGCCGATTGACGCGATCACGACAAGTATGATTGAGACGGAGCTTCGGACAGTGATCGATACGTATGAACCGAGAGCGCGAGTCATCACACTGGTGGCTATTCCGGACGAAGAGAACAACGCTTACAGGATTGACTTGGAGATTGAGATCATCAGCACGGCACAATCCGCGACGTTCAGTGTCTTTTTGAAGCGCATCAGATAAGAGAGATTCATGCCAACACCAACTCAAATCAACATCGCTGAACTCGACTATGATGTGATTCTGGAGAATCTAGTCGCGTTCATGAAAACAGACCCGGAGTTCACGGACTACGACTTTGCGGGTAGCGGTCTTCGACTCCTCTCTCGCGTGCTGGCGTATGTCATTTTCTACCAGAACTACTATCTGTCCGCGGCGGTGAACGAATCATTCCTCGACACCGCGCAGCTACGGAGTTCTGTCGCGTCTCATGCGCGGATGCTCGGGTATGAGATTTCGGGGACCAAATCCGCTCGTCTCTATGCAAACGTTGCCATTCAACTGGAGAACACGGATGCTTCAACCGTGATGCTCCCGCGTTTGACGCAGTTCACGTTGTCTGCCAACAGCGATATTGTGTTTCACAATCCTGACGATGAGATTCTGACCGCAAACACAGAGTCCGGTTACTACGAGAACCAAAA